ATATATCTTTCTGAATAGAGCAGCAGGTTCAACATCAATGTTATCGGTTACCCATTGTCTCATTTGTTTAAAATTTTTATCCTTCATCGCTGCCATTAGATTGTTTAGCGATACCTCTTGTATATTAACCAATATACCTGAATCAATATTACCAGATAAAGAATACCTTTGTAGTTCGTTAAGAACACGTCTCCAGTCTGGCATATGCTTCATAATGAGCTCTGCGATAACAGGCTCATCGTACCCGCACTGTTCTGTGTTAAGGATAGTGGTTACACGGGCCATAAACGATGAACACAGTTCAGCTAGGTCGTTCTTTTTGACATTAAATTCAACAACCGAACACCTAGAATGTAATGGCTCAATGATTCTATTCTTAAAATTACAGGTCATTATGAACCTACAATTGTTACTAAACTCTTCAATGAATCCTCTAAGTGCGGGTTGGGTGGACTGGGGGTTTAGATAGTCTGCTTCATCTAAAATCACCACCTTGTATCCACCCTGTAAACTTACAGTTGATGCAAATTGTTTAATTTTGTGCCTAAGTGTATCAATGTTACCTTCTTCAGAACCATTGATTAATAGGTAATCCAAATCTAATTCATTACATATTGCCTTAGCGACTGTTGTTTTACCTACCCCTGCAGTACCAGTGAATAACAAATTTGGTAATTCTTTATTCTCTAGTATCTGTCTGAATGTATCCTTTAAGGCTACAGGTAGTATTGTGTCCTCTATTGTCTGAGGTCTGTATTTTTCAACCCATAAATATTCATTCATACCATTTTACCTGTTTCCATATCAACTCCAGCATCATCTACGACTCTGAATTGACTTGGTGAATTAGTATCCCATTGAACAACTGTGTCCAACCTGAAACTTCTCCATGCATTTTTGTCTAATGACCATACCGGAAATGCTTCCATTCCTGTTGCTGAATAATCTATTGATATTGTGACACCAGCCTCTTGTAGAGTTTCTGGTTTTAGAGTACATGGCATTATTCTTAATTCGCCTGTATCTATTTTTTTGAATGTTACTGTGACATGCCCTGTTTGTAAAGCCTCGAGCAATTTGGCTTTTTCATTTGTTTCCATAATATATCCTATAATGTAAAAGTAGGGAGACAGAAGCCTCCCCATAATTTATTCTGCTGAATCTTCTTCAACAGCTTCAACTTCAGGTACTTGACCCTCAGGTGTTTCGCCATTTTTAGATGCCGCGTTGAGGAAAGTAACTATTCTGTTCCTTAATCCACCAACTGCTTCTAGTTCTGGTCCTTCAAATCCACCTCTTTTAGAACAAATATCAATTATTTGTACCATAGTAGCGATGTCTTGTAAAGACAACTGAACTGCTTCTGTTTCAGCGTTTTCATTTTTCACTTCTTCTGCCATTTTGTTTCTCCTTTGCAAAGATAGTTAACAAAATAAAAAGACCCTTTCGGCATCTTTTTATTACTCACAATGTATTTATACACCAAATGAACTTGATTTTTCTAAAGCGATAAAATAAGATATTGGTTTGTTCTTATTAGTCCACTTTGAAATCAATTTAGATGATATTTGTACATCGTACTCTCCGTCAATGATTTTCATATTAGATATGTTCATCACGAACGAAAACTTATGACCAGTTGTATTTGGTCCTAATTCGGTTTCAAAAGTATTGGCACTAGAATCTTTAGTGTCAAATACCTTCACAGATATTGATTCATCGTCTCCTATAATGGCGACATCAGTGTGTCCCAATACAGAAGCAGCCTTTTTAGTTTTGGATAACATCTCTTCTGTTAGAACGACATTAACCTCACAGCTAGGCATTGTGATATCTTTATCTGGTGTTGTCAGAATACTTGGTTCTGCAAAATAAAATTTTACCTTATTGGTATTATTTTTAATTTGAACCGAGTTATCCTCGAACACTAGTGTTGCGTCATCAACCAATGAATAGGTAGATAAAAATTCATTTAAATCATATATACCCATATCAGCAGGAAAATCCTCTACAATATCAGCCACAGCCAGAATGTTTTTAGCTTCAGATATAGTCTTTAGCTGTTGTCCTGGTCTGAGGACGATATTGGAATTGATACTTCCAAAGTTAGTTAATACCGCGATGGTATCTTGCGATAATTGCATATTATTCTCCATAGTTAATAGTTACTATTATATCATAAAAAGAGGTCATTGTAAACCCTCTTTTTCATTTTTATCATGTACGTGTAATGCGATAAGGGCATAATGTAGTATTTTCAATAAGTCAGCCCTATTGTATCCTTGTTTTTTGCCATACCTCTGTGCGTATTTTAGTACATTCCCTAAAGCAAAACCCATACCATGGTCACAGTCAATTATAAATTCCGTTGATTGAAATTTGTTTTTACTGTAATGACCATCATAGGTTTTACTTACATAATTCAGGAGCTCTTCAATCAGAGCTCCCTCGTTAAATTTAAAATCTGGTTTTTGTTTCTTTTTACTAAACATATTACTAATTATTTAATATTGGTTTATACTCTTCTATAGCTCGTGTTTCATAGGCACATATAGTCGCCTCATCATCTTCTGAAATATAAAAAATTGATATTGTTATTTCTGATAATTCGCATTTTTCCATAAACTCTTTTAATTTTTTCCCAGTTGCTTCTCTAGTAGACTCTTGATTTCTAAACGTATTAAAATGAGAAGATTGTCTATGCGAAATAGAAGAGCCTGGTTTTTCTGATTTACCAATATAAATTACTCTATTATCAACCTTCCACCAATAAATGCCACGCGAAGAAGCCGCTCCAGTAGTATTATTACCCGTGAGTGATTGAACACTAAGTGTATCAAGAGTTAATTTTTTCATACCAAATAAAGTACCTTCATTATTAAAATCATTTCTAATAGGAAGTTTTTTTATTGTTGATTTAAGTTTTCTACATGATTTAATAGCCATTACACTACCTCCTCTTCAGAATATTCGCCTAATGCATCTTCGTCAACCTTTGTGTAAAGATCTAAGAAAGCTGATTTGGTATCATCATCAAACCTTGAGATACATAGGTCAATTGCCTTGTCTCTCTTGTTAAATATTGAGAAGGTTTGAACAATATGGCAAAGCCTTCTTGTTGAAATGACTTCGTCCACACCATCATCGTAAAAAGTTTTTCTGATAATGTCAGCCCATATAACCAATTTATCTGCAAAGTCATCATCAGTTGCACCGAACTTTTCCATATGTTTCAATACGATTTTCTTTTCGACACCCATACCAGGGAATTGTTGGTCAACTGAAATGGTAAACCTTTCAAGGAAAGCTTCATCGATAATTGAAGCAGCAGTAAATCTGCCATCCTCAGAACCTTTACCTTTTGTATTGGCAGTAGCGATAACATTAAACCCTTCAGCAGGTTTTACAATTTCACCAGTCTTTTTAACAAGAACAGGTTTACCTTCAAGGATACCTTGGAGACACATAATTTTATTTGTTGCTCTATCGATTTCGTCCAGAAGTAATATTGCACCGTTCTCCATTGCTTTTAAGACAGGGCCTTTTGCGAAGACAGTTTCTCCATTGATTAATCTAAAACCACCTAACAAATCATCTTCGTCAGTTTCAGGGTTGATTTGAACTCTGATGAATTCTTTTTTAACTTTAGCACAAGCCTGTTCTACCATAAATGTTTTACCATTCCCTGATAAGCCAGAGATATATGTAGGGTAAAACATATTTGATTTAATTATTTTAACGATGTCATGGAAAGCACCCCATGCGATAAATGTTGGGTCCTCAGAAGCGAAGGTTTTTTCTTCGTTAACGATGGATTGCATCTGCGCTGCATCTGCAGGCATTGTTGGATTCACAACAGATGAATTCAGAACCTCAGCTCTGATTGGTTCGATAAGAGCCGATAGGTCATATGTACCTATTTTAACTCTATTGTCTTTAGTTAGAATTGGGTCCCAGTCCTTACCAGTATATCCAAGAGCTTTACCAGCATCTACGATTGTAGATTTTCTGAAGTGCTCTTGGTCCGGATATCTAGATACCAGGTCCTTAAGTAATATAGTAGTTGAAGTTTTCAAGTTTTGCATAATATAGTCTCCTTATCAATTTATTATGTGTACCATTATACTACACTTTAGGTATAATGTAAACACGCTATTATAAAAAGTTACAAAAATGTTACACAAATGTAACACTCCTGTAACATTAGGCCACGGCCTTTCCAAAATTTGTAAGTAAAGTTTTGTTATTTTTCTTAGACTTACTGTATTTCTTAAACTGTGATTGTATTTGACCCTTTGTTGCATCTTCGGCAACATCGAATCCATCGTCCTCAGTATTTAAGAACTTACCATTTTTAACAATATAGTACTCGTTATATCCAAGAGTATCTTGAAAAGTAACACATTTGTATTTTGCATATTGTCTGTTATATGGCTTACGGTCATCATTGTCATACATTCCATATCCTTCGCCATCAACTCTGGCGTCTGATATTTTGTACCAGAAATTAGATGAACCATCAGCAATAAAGAAACCAAGAGTTTTAACTCCATATCTCTTTTGAATATTTTCCAAAAGAGCTTTAGTTCCTCGTCTGCCTCTATCAGGTAAATTAACCTTTTGGCCGTCAATGTTAATTAAACATTTGCCATAATTAGCACTATCAATATATTTAATTTTAGATGATTTTGCAATTTGGCATCTGTTTGCATCGCCGTCTGATAAAATAACCAGGTTCATTTTGTCAACTGCATTCTTATTTTTAAATGTTTTAATAAGGCTGTGAGTTTTAACAAGAGCCTCGTTTAATGGAGTTGAACCATATTCCTCAAACTTAGAAAGAATTGCTCTTTCGTCATATGAATATTCACTAGTACAAAGAACCTTTCTGAGATAAATGTGGAATAACGCATCTTCGTAATCATTCTTTTTTAGCTTAGAGTTGATAATCTGAGGCATTGATAATCCACCGTGATGTAATTCACTCTCTCTTGTATCAGGTCCAGTATAATCATCGGCCGCATAACCCCAACCATCTCTGCCTAGATTGACATTAGTAGAAGTAAACCCATAAACATCGAATGGTATGTTAACTGTTTTACAGAAAACAACCAAATGTAATAATTGGTCCATGACCTGAGCCATTGTGTTTGACATTGAGCCAGAGTAATCAATTAACATCATCATGCCATGGTTTTTAGCATCAGCCAATTTAGTAACTCTTGCAAAGATATCATCATTGGTTTTATATGACCATAATCTGTTAACATCGATTGAACCAGTTTTTGCAGTTTGAGCTCTGGTATATCTGTAAGCTGCTTTTCTCATTTCGAACTCTTTAACAGCATAATTAGTATTTCTTTTAACTTCTTTTAAATATGACTTAAACTCTGCTCTGTAGTTTTCATAGTTTTTAATATCAGTTTTTGCCTTTCTGTCAGCGGCCAACTCTTCGTATGATATAACAATTCTGTCAGATATTTCTTTTCTGAATTCATTACCAATAGAGATTTGCTCACCTCTTTCGTCTTTATCTAAGAGAGTGTGTTCTTTTCTTCTGAACGTTTCATCAGTTTCAGAAACATCTTCTTCCATCGGAGTTTGATTTTCGACATTCCCTTGGTATTGCTCATCATCACTTTCATCTCCTGCAGTAGATTGATTTTCGGTAGCTCCTGATTCCTCGGTATCTGTTTCTTGGTTAGAAGCTTCTGTCTTAGTATCTTGTTCGGCATTTGATTCCTCCTTATCATAATCATCATGACCACTTGGTCCAGTTTGTTCTTGTTCTTGTTTTCCAGGAGTTTCTTCTTTTGAAGATTGTGGCTCAGGTCGTTTAATTAGTTCTTCTTGATTTTCTTTAGTATATGCAAGAACATCTCTAACCAAATCCAATACCTCAGCAAAGGTTTGTGTTTTCATTGCTCTTTGGTAATATACAATTTCCTCAGAATTAAAAGGTACATCTAGTAAATTACCAACTTTAGCCTTTAGGTTAATTTTATCGATTAATTTAATATTATTCCAATCTGTGTTAACAATATCATCTCCAAAGAAACCATCATCAAATAATTTTTTATATCCTCTGGACATAGGGCCAACAAGACCGGCATAATTTTCTTTTATGTGTCTTTCGATCCTGGCGTCTTCGATAACATTAATATATGACCTAGGGCAACCCTCTAGTTTTTCAGGGCTGTCATGCCAACCTTCGAATGGAGTGTATAATGCATGACCAACTTCGTGACCAATTAATAGGTCAGCAACATCATTACCCATATCTTTCCATTGAGGTAATCCTAATACTCTATCTTTAATATCGAACCACGCTGTGTGATAGTTACCATATTGAACAGTAATATCTTCTTTGGCCATTAGTTTTGCTAGTATTGATTTATGTTTCATTATACAATTTGCCCTAAAGTGATTAATAGTAAAAGACCACCAAAAGTTGAAACGAAGTCCCAATCTAAGAGTCCTAATTGTTGTAGTTTATGTATCATAATTCACTCCTTATCATTAAATTATGGTACTATTATACCATAGCTAGAGCAAATGTAAACACTTTTTTGTAAAAGTAACAAGATTGTAACATAGTTGTTACACAAATGTAACAAAACTTTGAAATGGTGGAGCTAGAGGGAATCGAACCCACGACCTATTGGTTGCAAACCAATCGCTCTCCCTACTGAGCTATAGCCCCACGACTATTTAATTTTAGAGAAATTCTTTTGTTTAAAGAACTCTATTTTTGACCTAAACTTATTCTCTAATATTTCTCCTTTATGAGATATAATAAAGACATTAGTACCATCTTCTAATGTAGTTAGAATTTTGGTAAGGTTTTCGATACCATCGTGGTCCAAAGAACTGTCAAAGGTTTCATCGAGTATCAGCAGATTAGTTGCTGCACTATTCTTGAGTTTGGCTATTTGCCTCCAAGTAAACAACAACGATAAATCGATTCTTTGTTTTTCACCTTCACTAAATGAGGCGTAGTTAAATGAATCACGATGGCGTGACCTAATGGTTTCATTAAAGTTTTCATCTAAGTGAAATGCTACAAAGAAATCCAAAATCTGTAAATATGAATTAATTAACCTATTCATAACAGGTAAATATTGTTTGATAACTTTAGTTTTAATACCAGTATCTTTTAACATTTCTCCTATTACTTCGTTATAAGTTCTTTCTTCAATATATTCTAATTTATTTTCTGTTGCTTTCTCTTTACCTTTTCTCAGACCAGATAGTTCTTTTTTGGCTTTACCTGAATCACCAGTCTGTGTAGTAAGTGAATTAATCTCTTTTTGAACTTTATCTATTTCTCTTTGTAAGAGAGCAATCTTTTCATTGTTTGCATTTATTTTTTGTTGTCTTTGTCTGAGTTCATTGAGGTGGTTGGCAATTGTTTGGCCTTCTTGTTCAGTTGTTCTAATTTCTTTTCTAAGATTTTCCATCTCACTTTGAACATCAGCAGCATTGCTTTTAATTTTAGATATTTTATCATCTTTGATTACCTCAGTTATTGGTTGGTCACAAGATGGACATTGGTCATTTTCTTCATAGAACTTAGCATCATGCACTAATGATTTAATTTTATTATTAAATTCATTGTCCAGTGATTTAACCTCTGACATTTTCTCTAAATGGTATTTATTTCTTTTTTCCTCTTCAGTAATAAGTGCTGATAAATTTTTACCAAGTTCCTTTGATTCTTCAAATATACCATCAATATCCTGTTTATGGGTTTTAATAGATTCTCTTTTACCATCAATTTGGTCCTGGTTTAAAGCCTCTAAACTCTTAATGTATTTAGATTGTGAATCAATCTTTGTATTTAATAAATCAATTTGGTGGTTAATATCAGTCAGTTGGTCTTTGATTTTAACATTACGCTCTTTTAAAAGTGTATTCATTTTAGAGAATATATTAATATCCAATAAGTCCTCTATGACTGCTCTTCTTGACCATGCTGGTAGTTGCATAAATGGAATAAAAGAACTACTTCCTAATACAACAACCTGGTGAAATGATTTATGATTTAATTTTAATATATTGGTTTCAAGGAATTTTTGATAATCACGCATATTAGAAGCCTGATTAGTCATATTACCATTCTGCCATATTTCAAACCTATTAGGTTTTATACCACGAACGATTTTAAATTCTTGGTTACCAATTGTAAATTCTACTTCAACAAGAGTTTTCTTGCCATTAATAGAGTTAACTAATTGCATTTTACCAATATCTCTATGGGGTTTACCAAAGAGACCAAATGATAAAGCGTCTAATAAAGTTGATTTACCTGCACCGTTTTGTCCTACGATGAGTGTTGAAGGGGTCCTATCCAATTGTATTGTAATAGGGTCATTACCAGTGGACAGAAAATTCTGCCATGTACATGATTTAAAGTTTATCATACTACCTCGAGGTTTTGTGCCTCCGTATAGAGTTTTCTCAATTCAACCTTTAAATGGTCTTTGTCCAAGTCAGTTTCCACTGCATCAACATATGAATCCAAAAGTGTGGTAGTATCTTCAAGGGATATTTTCTCGTCTTCCACGCTTTCTCCCAGATACTCTTCAAAAGATTCTGCAATCTTTAGTTCATATGTTTCAATACTTTGTAATCTATCCACAAATTGGTCAAACATATAAAGGTCATTTTTATTTATAACAATTAATTTAATGAACTTGCGTTCGAATTGTTTTACATCTATTTTACTATAGTCTGTTTTGGTATCATCATATATTACCTTTTTAAACATAGTGATGGGATTTCTGATTGGTGTAATTTCTCTTGTTTCTGTGTCCAATACATGGAAGTATTTTGGGTCATCAACATCTGCCCAAGTGAATTCCATTTGTGAACCTAGATAGTGAACATTATCTCTACTTGATTTTGTGTGAAAGTGTCCAGATAGAACCATTTCAAACCTTGAAAAAGCATCTGATGGGTCCATACCGTGAGGGTTAGGTATTCCAGCCATCATTTCAAAACCTTTTAACTCTAAATGAGCTCCAAGTATCGGTGCTTTACATTGAGCAATCCAATTCATATATTCATTATAATTTTGATTATTAATCCACGGCACAACACCAACACCAAGACCATCATAATCAAGCACTGTTGGCTTCATAACGATATTGACATTAGATGTAAAATACCCTAATAACTCTTTAAGAGAACATAGTTCATTTGTGTTTTTAAAGTATACATCATGGTTACCTGGAATAATATCCATAGTAATACCTGAATCTCTTAATGGTTCTAAGAAGTGTTTCCTATTTGCATTAAGTGCTTTAAAGTTAACAAATTTACGATGTTCATAATAATCACCTAAGTGAAGTATTTGTGATATATTGTGTTCTTTTAAATAAGGGAAAAATATCTCTTCGTAAAAGCGTTCTTGATATTTAAGAAAGATATCAGATGAATTTCTTACCCCACAATGGGTATCATTAAGAATTGCTACTTTCACGGGCCATCCTCATTTGTTCTTTTACCATTCTTCTCTGTAGTTTACCTATCCTTCTGGCCGCTATTTTGACCCTTTGTTCTTGTAAATTAATCACTTTTCTTTTTGCTTTTCTTTTTAGGTTTTTAGCTGTTCTGCTTTTGGTTAACCTAATACCTCTTTGTCTTTGTTTTTCGCTTAAATGTTTCATGACATGAATAACTCCAGTTTTTTAGCTTTCTTTTCCTTTTTAGCAAATTCTTTTATTGCTATATCTTTTTGCCTTACGGTACTAATTCTTTGACGAAGTGTATCTACATAAGCCATTGTTTGTTCGGCTCCTTCATTGTCCATACCCATTTGTACAAAATCTTCAATACCCATTTTCTCTATGAATCTAAATTTAATGTCTTGTTGCTTCTTCTCCTTGGTAATCCTACGGATAAATGCAAAATAACATATTTGAGTAAAATACGAAAACGCATTAGGTTTTCCTGTCCGAGTTGAGGCTTCGATATTATAATTACCTATTGCCCTAAGACAATTTTCTACAGCATCCATAACCATTTCTTCTCTATAAGTATATCGTACAAAGTTTGGCCTATGTGATAAACCCTCTGCGATTCTTATAAAACATTTAGCTATATAATCATCTACTGTAGGTGGTTTTATATCTTTTGCTTTTGCCTTTTGAGCTCTAGTTGCATAGTCCATAACGGCTTCAGAAAAGTCTCTATTGTTAACGTAATGTGGTTTTGCTTTCGCTTTAGCTGACATTTTATTTTTTCTCCATAATGTTATATTATATCATACTTTCAATCAAAAGTAAACATAAAAAGTTTTAACCTGCGTGTTTACATTTCCCCAGTTTTGTGATATAATAATATAGTATTGGCAGGGGCCAGAGGTATACTAAACTAATGTATTGTTTCCTTGGGTTCTGGTACATCCAGGTAGTCTTCTATCAATTCCCTCTCTCTAGTAACCATATCTTGTACTGCTTCATTCATGGTCTGAAGTTTGTATTCTGGTCTCTGTGTATTCAAGACGAAATCAATGTATGTTTTGTGTAAGTACTCATCTATAGGAACATGATGTACCACACGGTTTTTATATAACTTAAATACCTTTTGAGACGATAATGGAAACCAATGAGCAAATTGCATATTCCCTAGTAAATTAGGTAGCAATACGACTGGTCTTTCTATTATATAGTTATTATCATTCTTTACATTCAGAACACCAATAACATCTTCTCCATTAATAAGTTTAAATTGTCTTATATTTAAGTTATCCATATTATATATTTATATCGTATAGTTTGTATTTAAATTTTTCTTTGGAATAAATTTTTATTCTTTCAGCAGCATGCTGAAGGGTATAGTTCTTATTACTCTTCCAATGTAAATCATCTGCGATGTCATATAACTTTGTATCTCTTCCATCTTCTGATTTTCTTAATCCTCTTCCTATCGATTGAAGGACTCTAATTTGCGACTTAGATGGAGAAGCAAAGATAATATTATGTAAATTCCTAATATTAATACCAGTGCTAAAAGTTCCAATGGAAGCAACAATAATGGCGTTCTTTTCTTTTTCAGTAATCTCACGGACTGATTCTCTTGTGTCGACATCTGTTTCTCCTGATACATAAAATAGTT